GTTTGCATAGGCGACATTGATACCAGGTAGGATGACTCGGAACTTTGTAGGCTAATTCTTCCGTTAAATCACCATGAACTTTACAAATTTTAACAATATTAAACATATACACCTCTCTAGTGATCTCCAAGAAAGAACAAATCAAGGCGGCGAGATTTCCGCCCTTTCGCGCTGCAGGCGCTAGATTTGGTAGTGAATATTAACATTTTTGGTTCTGTTGCTAAAGATTTGTGATTCTGGGCATAATTAACCCAGATGCGTAGTAGTGGACAGCCCCATCTCTGTCGATAAGGCGCGTACGCGGTTAACTGCCCGCTTCAGTTGTGAAATTAAGAACCCATTTTGGGATATTTTTTAATCATAACTGGAGTATATGTACAATGCCAAATCTTTTTGAGACGACCCAATATGTATTGGACGAAGTGTTTGTCCGCTACGTGAACTACCTCTCTTTCGCAAAAGTCGCTAACCGTAACCTTGAAGGCGATTTCAAAGGCCTGAAGTATGCAACTGGCCAAACCATTAACTACCGTCTGGAAGAACGCTATTTGGGTGGTGAAGGTGCAACAGCCGTTTCCGAAGCTCGCGTCCAGGTCGTGCGTCCTCTGACAATCAGCAAGCAGTTCCATACCATGGTCGAATTTGATGGCTTTGAACTGACATTTGACCGCGCCAGAGATGAACCCTATTTAGATATGATGCTGAATCCTCGCGCCAAACGTCTGGCCAACTTGGTTGAAAACTTCATTGCAGCCCAGAACTTTGCTCCCCAAACCTACCAAGCAGTTGGTACGCCTGGCGTGGCATTAAGTTTTGACACCATTACCTTGGCCGATGCCTATATGACTGAACTGGGCATTCCAGAAGATGGCAACCGTTACTTTGCTGTTCCGCCTCGCATTGCTGCTGGTATCGCTTCCCAATTAAGTACAATCTTCAATAACACCGTGAACCGCGGCGCTTTGATGGACGGCTTTATTGGTCACTTGTCTGGCTTTGATTTCTTCAAGACAAACTTCCTACCTCGTCAAATTGCTGGTACTCCCGGCGCGACTGGTGGTTCACCGCCTACCGGCTATGTTGCTGCAGGTACTGTCACCAATGGTCCTATCACTGGCGGTAATACCATCGCTGTGGCTGGCTTTGCTTCCGGTGGCACCTTAAATGTTGGGGATATCCTCACCATTGATGCCTCTGCAGGCGTCTTTATGATTAACCCACTAACCTACGAACCCCTGGTGCAAACAGCGCAATTTGTTGTGGCAGCGCCCTTTACAGCATCTGGCGGCGGTACAGGTAATGTGACCGTTAATCCAACAATCGTCACTTCTGGTGCTCGTCAAAATATCTCTGCCGCTATCCCAAATGGCGCCCAGCTTTATTTAGCGACTAGCCATAATGTGTCTATTGCGTTCCATAATCAGTCTATCGTCTTTGCGGCTCCTGCTATCAAGGAACTGAAAGGTGGCGTTGAAGCGGTCACATCTTATTCTGACCTCTACAAATTATCGCTGACCTACACCTTGGGTGCTGATATCCGCAATTACATCCAGTTAGATCGTATCGACAATATCTGCGGTACAGCGATCAATGCTGAATTCGCCGTTCGCGTTATGTCTTAATGACAGCTGAGGGATGATCTTTGCGGATTGTCCCTCTTTTTTTTAAGGAGAGATCATGAACCAGGAAAAGTCGTCAAAACCGCAACAAGTTTTCTATATTAACAGATGGGTCGATAAACAGAATTTTAGGGTTTTCGTTTATAACGAAGCCGGCCAGAGATTGGCAAATTCATACGAAGAGTATGAAAAATTGATTATGAGTGGTCTGTGGTTCTCAGAAAAAGATAAGTTGTCACCGAAGAAAGGCCGTAAACCAAGATTAAAAACTCTCAACAGTGTAGATACAGAGGTTGAAGAGCCCGAAGAAATTTTATCGGAGCCTAATGATGGCGGACTCGATTAAAGATTTTATTAAAGATTCTTACGCTTTGATTGGTGCCAGTAGTCCTACGGTGCCATTGCAAGGATATGACACGATATCGGCGCTTAGAATCTTAAATAGACTTATTCGGTCTTATAGTGGAACGGGATTGCTGCAGACAATTGCGCAAGAAGTTATTTATACGCTTTCTATCAATCAATCAAATATAACTTTCGGTGCTCCCAGTTATATACCTACCCCAAATGTAACCCTCGGGCGTTTAGCGAATATGCAAAATGCCTGGTTACTTTTGGATGGTGTCACTTATCCATTGGTTGACGAATCCAGAAATGTTTTCTTCGCATCCTATAAATATGATCCGCAGGTGGGATTGCCGCGATTTGCAATCATCACCAATCTCAATAATTTAACAAATATGCGAATCTATCCGGGCGCATCGCAGCCCTATGAGTTGCATGTTTACGGTAAGTTTGAATTGCCTGATTTCACGGAAAACTCCGATACATCTGGTATTCCGGATTACTATGAACGATTTCTTCAATTTGCCTTAGCTAAAGACCTCTCTCGATATAAAGGCCGCTCAGCGGCTTGGACTAAAGATTTAGAGGATGATTACTTAGAAGCTAAAAAAGATATGGAATCCGTTTCAAGTGTTAATCTGGTTGTGCAGACTGAAAACGAAAGCTTATTAAACGGTTCTTGGCGCGTTAGGGCAGGTGTCTAATGGGCATTGCACCATTACCGATCATTGGTTCTTATGACAAACAGCGGTTTAGACAGTTTAGCCCGGAGGATTGTGCTAACTGGACCATGACGCCGGCACCATCTGGCAAAAAGAAGATGGCGCTCTATCCTACATTGGGAAGACGCCATTTTAATTTTAACGGTCAAAATAAACTGATATTTTCTACAGAACCCAGGGGCATTTTTAGATCAATAAACTATTGGTATGTGGTGGATGGAGATACCATCTATCAAATTGATTCTAACTATAACCAGACACCTATATCGAATGGACTGATGCAATCACTTAACAGTGATGTTTTCTTCACTTCTATCGTAAGTGGTCCTATTACTTATTCTTGCTTTGTAGATGGTCAAAAGCTGTATGTCTACAAAGAGCCTTATATCACGGCAAATGGCGCAATGGTTGCTGGCGCATTTTATGTCGTCACGGATCCAAGTTGTCCGGCAAATCCAACGTTTATTGCTACCTTTGGAAATAGATTGGTTGTGGCTAATTTTAATAGTTCACAATTCAATTTATCCGTTGTTCTTCTCGGTGGCAGTGTCTTTGATCCAGCTACTTGTTTTGGTGGAATCGGCGGCGCTGTATTCGCTCAGGCAACAGGTATCATTAGGCAATTTGCCGTATTAAATAACACGCTCTACATTTTCACTGATTACACAACTGATATTTGGTCAAATATTCCAACTCAATTAGTGCCGGCATTTGGCGATTCTCCAGTAACTTTCCCATGGAAACAGAGTTCAACTTATAGCTGGGATTTCGGTATTGCAGACTCTCTATCATTAGATACGGATTTTAATATGATGGTTTGGCTCGCCCAAAATCAGGATGGGTTAATTCAGGTAATGATGAGCCGAGGGGGATATCCTGAAAAGATCTCAACTAAAGCTATTTCTGTTTTATTTCAGCGTAACACTAATACTGGAGCTTTAAGCCCATTCTTGGAATTTAACTCTGATGGTTTCTTGTATGAATATGAAGATGTAATTTACTACAGACTTTCAGCTGGCTTTTACACTGGCACACAGATTTTAGACCAAGAGCAGCAGAACAATAGTATTGAATACAATTTCGAAACAAAAACCTGGCAACGTTGCATTGAACTGAATGGCGAACGTAATAGAGCGCAGAAGCATGTTTATATTAATAACAGGCATTTTGTCTCGGTACAAGGTGACGGCACAGTTTACGAATTTTCTGGTCAGTTCTATGACAATGAAATAACTAATCCTGGCGCTGCCAATTCACAAGCCAATGACGCTTATTTTAGGTTGCCGTTCCGCTATGAAAGAATTACGCCGATTATTTCTGAAGAAGACTATTCTGAATTCATAACAGATTATGTGCAGATTGATTTTGTGTGGGGCGAGCAAACTTTCATTAATTCTCAAACGCCATTTGATAATACTGTCTTCATTATAGATGAAGTCGCAGATGGAAGCGGAAATCCCCAGTTTATGGTCACAGAGACAGATCCAAATGTCTTTATGATTACCGAAGGAAGTAATACTCCTGCCCCCGGATCTTCGACTTACAATGCTTTATTTAAGCCGCATGTTGAAATCTATTGGTCTGATAATGGTGGAATAACATTCTTCCCAGCTGATGTAAGGGAATTTAGCCAATTGGGTGTCTATAGTTGGAGAATGCGCTGGTATTTGAATAATACCTCAAGAAACCGCGTTTATAAACTTGTCTGCATAAGCCCTGCACCTATGGTTGTGTTGGGTGGAATCATGGAAGTAAGGAGGTCGAGCGGTGGCGCAAACTAAATTAGATATTACCGATGTACAAAATCTTGGTCTAACCGAAGCCTTTCAGAATTGGATCAGTACTGTTGTTGATACGGTAAATGAAAATTGTACTCTTATTGAAAATGCAGTTGGTGGAGGATTGGTGTTAGTGCGAGCAGATTCTTCGGCGCCCGCTAGTGTAGATATATCCAACAGCTTTAAAGATTTTCTTAAAAAAATTACTGAAGCGATCGCCTCTTTAGAAGCGAAGCTACAAGAACTGGAGGGTAAATAAATGGCTTCATTTCAAGATTGGGCGGTTGCAGGTCCGTGGGGCGAAACCGGTTGGGGCCATAGTCTTTTGCATCCAGAAGAAGGCTATAACAAAGCCACAAACGAATTAAACAAAGGCTGGGATGAAACCAAAGGCTATGAAATGCCATTTTGGCAGAATGGGGTTAATCAAGGCGCTAAATTAACCGGTGCCGAAGATAAACTCTTAAATCCAGCCGGATTAGAAAATGAATGGTCTTCCGGCTATGAGA